TCTACAACTTCCTCTGAGAGAACCTCAGGAGTCTCGTAAACATGGGAATAGGCCTCCATGAGACCCTTGATTTCTTCTGCTCTCATCGTTACAAAAAGTACTTTTATAATGTTATTTATTTATCCTCTGACTTCACAGGACAATCAATTCCTTCAAAAACTGGAGAACACATTCTCGCCGGTGGTGCAAGTTTTTTACACTCCTCCGAGTAACACAGAGACTCATCATTCTCTTCTTCAATGTATTGCGGCTTATATTTTTTGTCCGATTGTGCGATAATTCTATCGTATTCTGTTGTTACATCTCTTATAGCCTTATCTACATCTCTACCCACTCTGCGGTTTACTTTGTCAGGATCTTGTAGTATAATCTCATTAAGTATTCCCAACGGAAAATGTTTTCGTTGAAACTCATCTAACAAATCCCAAAGTTTATTTTCAGTAATACCACTAAATGCAGATATTATTGATATGAGAAGAGATACTATTATGCTAACTTTTATGATTTCTCTTTTGTCAGGTTTCTTGTTACCAAACTGAAAATTAAATTGCATGATTTGAAATCATTCTATTACTAGTTATAAGAACCAATAAATATAAAAAGCGGGGCATATTTGAGGAAAATTAATGTCTAAACTCGGGATCAATACTGGTAACAATCCTAATGATGGACAAGGCGATCCGTTGAGAGTTGCAATGGGTAAAATTAATAACAATTTTACCGAAATTTATAATACTCTTGGTGATGGTAATAATATAATAAGTTATGCAAGTACTGCGGGGATTTCAACAGTTGCAAGAAATCTAACAAATAACCCAATTATAAATGTCAGTGGTATTTTAAATACCGGAATAACCACTACAGAACATTTAGAAGTTAGAAATATAGAATCTACGGGCATTATAACTGCAGTTCAATTTTCTGGTGATGGAAGTCAACTTACAAACGTAACTTCAACAGCTGCAGGAATATCAATTTATGACGATGGTGTTTTATTAGGAGTTGCTAGGGAAATAGATTTTGATGTAAATCTTGTATCTACTTCACCGGATGGAACTCAAAGAGTACGAGTTTCTTCTCAGGCTAGTTACGCTACTACTGCAGGAATTGCTACTTATGCAACTAGTGCTGGGTCAGCTTCTATCGCTGGTTACGCTACTACTGCAGGAATATCAACAGTTGCACGAGGATTGACAGGAACACCGAATCTTAATGTTGGTGTCGTAACTGCAACTTCTTTTGTTGGTGATGGTTCTGGTTTAACTGGAGTAGTTGGTTCTGGATCCGGAGTTGTTATTCAAGAGGAAGGATCTCCTGTAGGAACTGCAGGAACAATTAACTTTGTCGGAACTGGAGTTACAGCAACTTCCTCAGGTGGTATCGCAACTGTACAAATTACGACTGATAGTCAATGGGTGCCTATAAATCTACCTGGGGACGGTTTAGGAACCTATGGTCAACCACTTGGTATCCATACCACCAAACATGTCGGTATTGGTAGAACTGCTGATTCAGCAACAGTTTTGTATATAGAATCAGCAACAGTTGGATCGGCTGGAACCCCCTTTGGTCTTCGTGTAGATGGTTTTGCCGATATTAATAATGTAAAGTTTGATTATACAAATAACGGGTATACACGATTCTTGTTCCCAAGTTTCATCAATGTAGTGGGTGGTGATGGAAATGGATACGGGTCAGCGCTCCAATATGATCAGTTAAATTCCGTACCTTTCCATATCCGAAGTCATTCTAAGTTCACAAGAACTGTACAGATTGGTACTTCTTTTTATGATCTTGGCGATGGTCCGATTCTCTATCCCAATATTTTCATGGATGGTGGATCTGCAACAATCGCAGTAGGTCTCGGAATTACAATAAATGGATGCACTGGTATTATTACTGCCACTGGATTCTCTGGCGGTGCTGCTGGTGTTAATGTTTCCGGTGCGATAACAGCAACTTCATTCTCTGGTGATGGTTCTGGACTTACTGGAATATCTCTATCTCTGACAGATTTATCAGATGTAAATGCAGGAGCTCCTTCAACAGGTCAGGTTCTAAAATGGTCTGGAAGTGAGTGGCAAGCTTCTTCTGATTTGACTGCAGCTGGAGCTGGGATTGGGTTATCTGATTTATCAGTAACTATTAATTCACCAGGTATAAGCTCTTTAACATATAACAACACGACTGGAGTTTTTCAATTTACTCCACCAAACCTCAGTGGATATCTAACAAACGTTAATATCACTGCAGGATCAAATATAACCGTTCTAGAAACTTCTGAAGGCAATTTTATTATCACTTCAACAAGTGTTGCTGGTGCTGGCGGAACCTGGGCAGTTAATGCAGCGGGCATTCATACATCTAAGAATGTTGGTATCGGAACTGAACTCTCAAGTTCTGCATTATGGGTTGAAGGTGATGGTAGATTCAGTGGAGTAGTTACTGCTACTAGATTTGAAAGTACTTCTGCAGGAACTCCAACTATTGATTCTCCAAACAACTTAAATATTAATGCAGTTAACGTTGCAATCAGTACTGATCTAACAGTTGGTGGAGATGCCTATGTTGGAGTTGATACCTCAAGTGGATTAATCTTAACTTCACCAAATGGAACCCAGTATAGATTAGTAGTAGACAACTCAGGAAACCTAAGTACAGTTCTAGTACCATAAGATGACTTTAAAAAAATATACTATCAGCGTAACAGACCCTCAGTATTGGCAGGAGATTCATGATCTTCTGTGTACTGTAACCTCATGTGAACATATTCCAGATAGAGAAGTTTCATGTTATGATGAAAAAGATCATAGTCCAACAAGAGGGACTTTTATTCTTAATGAAAGTGAATCGGAATTATTAAAAAATCATCCTCATATTAGTTGGGTAGAATTAGATCCAACCGAGTATCCAGAGGAATATCCAAAACCATCGCATTATATTAAAAGATGGAATAAAAGTGTAAAAGTATATCGAGATTTGGGATCCAGTGTTCCAGTTACATCTGGAATAGCTAGTGTAGGTGAATTGGATAGAACTGGTTGGCAAATTGTTAGAACTGGTATTGGAACTGCAGGAGACTTTTGGGGAACATCAACAGGGGAAACTATTGGACCAGTAGCTGGAGATGTTAGTTACAGTTTAACTGGAAAAAATGTAGATGTGGTTATTCATGATTCTGGAGTTCTTCAATATCATCCAGAATTTTTAGATGTAAATGGTCAATCAAGAGTTAGAGATGTAATTCTAGATGGGCCATATTATATTGATCCAGACTACTTTAATAATGTAATACCTGGTGTTAAGTATACAAAACCAGACGGTAGAGTTGGAATCGCTACAACTGCTGCAGAAGAATGGTGGGAACAGTCTGCAAAAAGATCTGCAGGTTTTTCGACAATAGGTACTTTAAGTGTTCCTGTAGATTATACAGTACAAAATACAATAGGTTCTGGAGGAACATCTCATAACCTTGGTAGTGGTCATGGTACTTGTTGTGCATCATTGGTTGCCGGTAAAAACTTTGGTCTTGCATTTGAATCCAACATTTGGAACATGTGTGGAATTGGAGACAATACTTCAATTAGTATTGAACAAAATTATGACTTCATGAAACTGTTTCATATGTACAAACCAGTTAACTCTGAAACAGGAAGAAAAAATCCAACAGTAGTTAATGGTAGTTGGGGATATCAGGCAGCTTTCAGTTCTGCAAATACTGTAACTTATAGGTTCAGGGGAACTACTGGAACTTTTCTGGGAAGCGCAGCCGTTACAGATCAAGTAACTGCAATGAAGAGTGGATTGAATAATCAAGTTTCTGGTGCATTTGAATCATGGTCATCATCTTCTCGTTCAAATTCCACTGATCAAGCCGCACTAGAAATGATGGATAGTGGAGTAATTTATGTGTGCGCTGCAGGAAATAATAACCAAAGACTTGGAGTTGGATCTACAGATCCAGATCTTTTAAACTACATGTCAGATAATTGGTTTGGTACTACTGATCCAAGATCACATTTTCCATCCAATTGTGTCCCATGTAATCATAGAAATTGGATGAATCCTCAAGGAATAGGATTTAATTCCACGACAGATGCAGAGTTTCATCCTGTTATTTGTGTTGGAGCGATGGATGATTTTATTAGTGCAACCACTTTACCTAGAGGAGAAACCAAAGCTTCCTACTCAAATAATGGGCCAGGTATTGATGTATGGGCTCCTGCAGATGAAACTCTTGCCGCAGGATTGCCAAACAATGGCAGTGGATATAATGATTTTCGTAGATATGATAATTCCTTACACTTTGATAATAACTTTAATGGAACTAGTGCAGCATCTCCTGTGGCTTGTGGATTAATCACTTTGTATATGGAAACCAATCCTACAGCAAATTCAAGAAAGGTAAAGTCTTGGTTAAAAAAACATGGTTCCAGAAATATTGGGACTTCTTTATACTTGGATCAATATACTGATGATACTACTACACTTTATTGGACTGGTTCTTCGAATATGAGAGGTGCAGAAACTAGAATTCTTTATAATCCTTTTGCAAACGATACCAAACCCACCATGAGTGGTATTCAGATTTCTGGAATAAGTCTTTCTCTATAAATAAGCTGCAATTGTTATACTAACAAAAATGAAAAGACTAATCTTAGCCTTTTCGTTATTCTTCGCAACACCAGTCTTTGCAGGGGAAATCACCCATAAGATTGTTGATTCGGTACAACTCACTGTAGATGGTGCTGCCTCTGCTGCTACCAGAATCGGTTCTTCTTACGCTGTAAGTGGAAGTAACATCTCCGCCACGACCTTTGGTGGTCTAACTGCTCCTGCGAGTGCTTCTGCTGCTGCTACTCAAATTCAGGGTTCTTATGATGTAAACACTGCAGGTCAGGCATTCTCATTTAGTGAATCCTTTACTGTCGGTGATGCTGTTCCATCTGGAACTACAGTTACCTCAGGTGTTGTAGGTTCTCTTCCTTCATTCGGAAGTGTAACCACTTCTTCTGGTGGTGTTGCTGGTTCGCTTGCTGGTTCTCTTTCTGCTACTGGTGTTCCTACCGTCACCGCTGGTGGTGCTGGAACTCAAGCAGTCGGTCAAAGAAGTGTTGAGTTAAGCGTATTTAAATGAGACTTATAACTCCCGCTTTGCTCATAGCAACGGGACTTATTTCTCCCGCTATGGCAGTGCCAGTCGTACCTAACTTTACCTCTGGCACAATGACTTCACATACGGAGTCCACAACAACTGTAAATGAAACTATTCGCCAAATTGATTATCAGACAGGATGGAGTTACACAGTCACGGGGACAAATATCAATATTCCCTCAACACCACAGGTAGGAACACCTTATACCATTATGCAAAATGGTGCCCCATTCCAGTTCTCAGAAACTTATTCTGGACCAGGAATGATCAAAGACACAACTGTGATCCGAAGCACAACCATAATGTCAGTTACAGATACAACAAGTGTCTTCACACAATAGCATCCGCCCTTGTTCTCACTGTCTCTGTGACCCCTGCATTTGCGGAAGGGGACACTCCAATCACAGCAGTTGCAAATCCTCAAGCAACTTCAACAGGAAGCGTAACCAATCAGGCAGTACAGGTATTGCAAGGGCCGTACGTTACCAACTCATACGGTGGTGGCGTAAGTTGTCAAGGGCCAACCTTTAACTTAACTCCATTCTACACAACAACTCATAGTGGTCAGAGACCTTATGAGGATTATGCGAACCTTGATAATGATCCCACAACCCCTTTAGAAAGGACTGGGCAAAAGGATAACTTCTCTGGTAACTTCGGCATCTCTGGCACGATCTCAATACCCTTAGACGGGGGATTACAGGAGCGTTGTAAATCAGCAGCGGAAGTTTGGACTAATCGCCAGAGGGCGGAGACCGATAAGGCCCGTCTTGATTTTGAACTCGTCCGCCTCTTGAAATGCGGTGAAGCCATGAAGGCAGGAATCCATTTTCATCCTCAGTCTCCGTATGCAAAGATTTGTGCAGACGTTGTTGTTGTTCCCACTGGAGGAATTGTTCCTTC